CAAGATTGACACACGATTTGTGGATTGAGTCCTCCACATATTCGTTAATGATGACTTGCTAACATGAACAATAACAATAAATTTAATGTATCAATAAACGAGGAAAGTTTAGAGTCCCAACATCAGAACGTTCACTTTAGTGATCAGACACCTCAGTGGGACTACACGGTGGACAGTATGCCGGACCAAACGTTCAACATTGCTGACACGAATGACGCAGATTTGGGGAATTTCTTTTCCCGTCCTGTGAAAATCCAGTCATACAGTTGGGCGACAGGTACGAATTTGTTTGAAGCGTTTAATCCCTGGCAGGATTTCTTTGAAAACCCCAGGGTATTGAATCGTATCACAAATTTTAACTTGTTGCGTTGTAAGTTGAAGGTCCGTATTGTACTGAATGGTAATGGGTTTCATTATGGGCGAGCAATCGCTTCATATATTCCCTTGCACAACAGAGATGAGTTTACGATGGATCGTTCCTTCTTCATTCAGGATGTTGTAGCAGCCAGTCAGCGTCCACATGTATATTTGGACCCTACCACCAGTCAAGGTGGCACTCTCACTCTTCCATTCTTTTGGTATGAGAATGCATTAAGTATTCCCGATCAGGAATGGAGAGATATGGGAAATATCATTATTCACGGTATGCAGAACTTGAAGCATGCCAATGGAGCTACAGATCAAGTTATAGTTTCCGTTTTTGCTTGGGCAGAGGAAGTTTCTCTTTCCATTCCTACAGCGAATGAGCCAGGTGCTCTATCGCCTCAGATGGGAGAAGTTTTTACTCCACAAGCAAAAGATGAATATGGTACGGGTCCAATATCGCGCCCAGCAGGCATTGTTGCCAAAGCTGCAGGCGCTTTAAGTGATATACCTGGTATAGGTATGTATGCACGTGCCACACAAATGGCCGCAAATTCAGTATCAGGTATCGCTTCAATGTTTGGTTATTCAAGACCAGTTGACCTTGCGAATATTACACCGTATAAGCCAACGTTGTTAGGAAATATGGCTAACACCAATGTTCCCGACACGTCACAGAAATTAACCTTGGATGTCAAACAAGAGCTAACAGTCGATCCTAGAGTTATGGGTCTTGGTTCAACAGATGAGATGACAATCAAATCTATTGCACAAAGAGAATCCTTCCTTACTCAATTTGGATGGGCTGTGGCTGATTCTGCAGAGACACTATTGTGGAATACGGAAGTTTCACCTGTGTTATGGAGTGAGCTGACTGGTACGCATGACGAGCTCCACATGCCCGCTTGCTGTTTTGCTGCTCTTCCATTTCGTGGGTGGAGAGGAACCATGAAGTTTCGTTTTCAAGTGGTTGCGTCGTCCTTTCATAAAGGTCGTCTCAAGATCACTTACGATCCATCATATCCTCTTACAAATGAGTATAACACAAATTACACATATATTATCGATCTTGCAAAAGAACGAGATTTTACCGTTGCAGTTGGTTGGGGTCATGAGAAGAGTGTACTTAATCACCGCAGTCCAATACAAGACACCATACCGTACAGGACTTCAGCTCTCGGAGCTGATCCAGGTGACAGTGCGAATGGTATCTTGTCGGTATATGTGGTGAACGATTTAACCGTTCCCAATTCGACCGCCAACAATGACATTGAGGTAAATGTGTTTGTGTCTGCTGGTGATGATTTTGAGGTATTTAATCCCGATTGTCGGGATATCGAAGACTTGGTGTGGTTTCGACCTCAGATGGGGGAAGTATTTTCCCCACA